AGAGACCCATACGCCCCGGTAGTACATGTAAATCAGAATTTGTGTAATACGCGGGTCCGGGCTTTGCGCGACGTACATCCCAATCGGGGCGCTATTCGTCGGGTTGTACGGATCCTGATTTGAGATCGTCGTGATCGACGCGCTTTGTCCTGACCATTCCGTGACGTTTTGCAGGAACGGCCACGCCGCGTTGGCTCCCCAGTGATACGCAAACGACACGACTTCGCCAACGGGAATCGCGTTCCCGTTGAAATTCCAATGGTCGGTTTGCGTCAGGTTGTACGGCGGGACGGTCGGATTCGGGACCGGGCCGGACGCAATCGTCGCGCGCGGCCCGGCCAACGATTCCCCGGCCGCCGTCGTAAACGTGACCGCGTAATCGTGCGATCCGGCGTTGACACTCCCGCCGCTTTGGAGCGCCAACGACGGCGCGGCGCTTGGGCCAATCCCCGGCCCGACCAGCGACCCGCCGCCGCCAGGCACGATCCCGGTAAACCCGACGTGTTGCGCGCCGCCGACCGATCCGGCAAATGACACCTTGGCGAACACGTCGGCCGCAACCGCGAACATGTCGGACGACTCGACCGGGATCGTCACGTCGCCGGGTAACAGGTCCGCGACGATGTTCGTTCCCCGCCCTTCGACGTACACGCGCGTGAGCGCCTGGGTTTTTTCGGTCGTCTTCTGGAAATCCGCCAACGATGGATGCGACGGCGTCAACGCGACCGGGTCCGCGCCGCCGAACGCATCGACGCCGATCCACGCGTGGACGTCCTTCCGGTAATCGACAAACCAGTACCCGCCGATCCGCCGCATGATCCGCGTGATTGCGCCGGGAAGGTTGTCGTCCGTGAAGGTGATTTCGTCGAGCGGCGGGAGATCGGCGGCGACGGCGGTCGTCGTAAACCCGTTCGCGCCCGCGTAGGTCGCGACCAGTTCGCGAATGATGGTCGTGGCGGATACGCCGCGATACTGGGCGGTGACCTTCATGAACCCTAACAGCCACGTATAGTCGACCGCCGATATTTCGGCCTGCACGTTCGCCGGTTTGTCGGCCGCGTAGATCTGTTGTTGGGTCAACGCGTACCCGGCGAACACCCGCCGCCCGTTTTTCGAGCCGAGCGACACGACGACTTCCGCGCCGGGCGTCGGAACCGCGCCATTGACGCGCAACCCGGCCGTGTCCGGCGCTTCGTCGAGCTGTTGCACGATGGACACGGAATCAATGATCGTCCCGACCTTCGGATCCGTCCGACCGTACCCGACGTGGCCGCCGCCGATACTGATAAACACGCCGCCCGACACGTACCCGCCGCGCGTCGCGCCGCCGCGCGCGATTTTCCCGAGCGCATACATGCGGGCCTTTTCGCCGGGTTGCAAGGTCGCCATTAGATCGGGACGCGCCCGCCGCCCTGGCGGTACGCCTGCATCATGGCGTCGCCCATCGCCATGGATAGTTGTTCCTTGGTCGATAGGACCGACCCGTTGATCGTCACGGAGATGTTTTGTTGCCCCATGGATCGCGCGACGCCGCCGAGTTCGCCGCCGACCGCGACCGGCCGCCCGGCCATGTCATGCGCGACGCCGCCGGAATCGGTCAACACCGTCATGTAGTTTTTCGACATGCGGTTGAACGGCGAATCGACCCAGGCCCGCGCGGCGTCGTCCATCGCCGTTTTCGCGGCGGCCATGGCGGCGGTCGTGTCGTTGGCGGCGTCCACGGACGGTTTCGTCATGACGTCGGGTAAGCGGCCGAATTGGTCGGCTATCGTGTTGACCATGTCGGGGACGTAGGAATGGCCCGCGACCTTGTCCCACATGGTTTTGAACCCGCCGACGACGGCGTTAATCGGTCCCATGATCGACGACACCAACGCCGTAAACTTGTCGACCAAATAGGTTTTGATCGCGTTGTACACACCCGCGACAAATTCCGTAATCTTGTCCCAATTTTTAAAGGCCAGGTACACGGCGGCGACGGCCGCAATCACGGCGGCAATGGGTAACGCGAAGGTCACCAACGCCGCACCCGCCGCCGACAACGCGGCCGTCAATGCGCCCGTTCCGCCGAGTAACGTAATCAACGGGACGAACGACGACACGACGCCGCCGACTTGCAGGATCAACCCGCCAATCGGGCCGCCCAACGCGGCGACGGTGGTAATGGTGTTCTGCATCGACGACGGCAACGACACGAACAAATCGGCCAACGGTTGCCCGGCCGATTTCAGGAACCCGCCGACCTGTTCCTCGGCGTCGCCCATTTGATTTTTGAAGCGTTCGATACTGCCCGCCGTCGTGTTGATATCGGCGGCCGCCTGGCCGCCAAACTGTTTATTCAACGCGGCGACGATGGAATCGAAATCTTTGGCGTCGTCGGCCGATTCGCCCAGTAACGCTTTAAGTTTGCCGAGCGATTCGCCGCCCGACCCGAACGCCTTCGCCATCATGGCCGCCGCCGTCGGCAGATCGGTTTTCATGGCGATCGCCAGGTTGGCGGCGGCGTCCAACGCGGGTTGCATTTGTTCGGGGCCGAGTTTGCCAATCGTCGTGAAAATGGTTTGCGACCGCGTCACGGCGTCGTCCGCGAAACGCGTCGTGGTTTGCATTTGCGCCGCCATGGCCGCGTACGCTTCCTCCACACCCTTCCCGGCTAATCCCTGCGCGTCCAACGCGGCATTGAGTGACGCCGTCGCTTGTTCCTCCTCCGCGTAGGCCTTGACGAAATCCGCGCCCATCCGGATCGCGTCGCCGCCCAGGGTCCGCAACCGCGACCCAAATTCCTCCGCTTGTTTTTGTACGGCGACACTGGCGAATTTGTCCGTCGTTTCGCGGACCTTTTCGATATCGCCCCGGGCGTCTTCGCACGACTTTTTCCAGGCGGAAAAATCGGCGGTAAATTGCGCGCTAATCGCCATGGGTTATTGGTACCGGGCGCGTTCGGCGTCCGCGCGGGCGTCTTCCGCCTGAAGCTGTTCGACCAACACGTCGTACACCAACGGATCCAATGCGGTCACCCATTCGTACCGCCACCCACACCGACGGGCGATACTGAGATCGGTTCGGATAAATTCGCTGATCGCCGTTTTTTTTCCTGTGATCGCGCGGCCCGGTTCGCGTGGTCGTGCGCTTGGATGACGCCAACGATTTCCTGATAGTCGTCGGGATCGAGCATATCGAGCGCACCCGCGACCAGTTCGGCCGGTTGCCCTTTGATGTCGACGACCTGGCCGTCGTCGTCCTTCACGTTCCAATCGAGCAAGTACGCCAACACTTGCGCCGTCGGGCCTTTGATCGGATCGATTTCCATCGTCCCGCCGACATGCCCGTCGGTATTGACGTTCATGTCGTTGGTGACCATACGCGCGAACATGTCGCGTTGTTCGCCCGCGTTCAACCGCGCTTTGATATCGATCCAATCGCCGTCGGATAACACGATCCGCGTTTTGTCGGGCCGAACGATTCGCGGCATACCGTCAACACTCCATGGGACCAAGCGCCGCCGTGAGCGATTTGCCGTCGACCGTGACCGCTTTGACCGGCCAACACCAATGCCCGCCCGCGCGCGGCGCGTTGAACAACAACGGCCGTTGGCGTAATTTGAACGGGTCCGCGCGGGCGACGGTCGCGACCAACGACCACCGGCCGCCGGGCTGTTTATAGACGCGCCAGGTTGTGACGACGGCCGCACAATGCCAGGCCCACGTAATCGACGCGTCGCCGCCGAACATCATCAGTTCGTCGAACATCGCGCGGGTTTAGGTGTGGACGCCCGCGACCCAGGCGGTTCCGTTCCAAAACGCGTCGGACCCGTTCCCCATTTCGACATGCTGCCCGACCGTCCAATTCGTGCCCGGCGACGCGACGATCCCGGTCATGGCGGCCAGGTTCAACGGCGGCGTTGCCCCGGCGGGCGTAAACGTGCCCGGCAATCCGGCGGTTGCGCCGGTTGCGACGACGGTCCCCGGAATCGTCCATGCGCCCGCCGCCGCCCACTTGCCTTCGACCTTCGGCGCTTTAAGCGAACAATCGATCGACGCCGACATGTACGCCGGTCCCTGGAATTTGTATCCGGGTTCCTGAAGGTTCGGAAGGAGTTGCAGCGTACCCGGCGTCCCGCTATCGGCCGCCTTCCACAACGCCAACTCCGACGAATCCCAGTACCCGCCGACGGTCCCTTCGCAGTTTTTCAGACCCGGAATATAGACCCGGTTTGGGTCTGAAAAACAGGACACGTCTTCCATTTCGATTTCTTCGTCGAGCGTCCACGCGTTCAACGAAATGATTTCGGTCAACGCCGTTCCGCCCGCCGGATCCCAACTCACCTTGCCGTACCGCCCGGTTTTCCTCGCCATGGGATGACCCTTCCGTTTATGGGCGCGTCACTTCGACGCGGTAATTCGCGCCGTAATGGTGCCAAATCATCGACGCGTCGAGCGGGTCCGGATCACTCCGCACGATCCGGCCGGGTTCGTCGCGGTACGACGCCATGAGCGCATACCCGGTGACCGGGAACGTCCCATCGCCTAACACGACGTCGATTCGTTTCGCGGCCGCGCGCATATTCGCCAACGTGACCACACTTCCCAACCCGACCGCCTGGACGGCGTACAGGTTGCCTTCAATGCCGCGCCCGCCGAAGACGTCGTCGTCGAGCGAATCGAATAACGCGACGACGACGAACCGGGTCGATCCCGGTTTCGCGATCCCGAAATAGACGCCGTCGGGCATGAGCGCGGCTAATTGCGTATCCGCCTTCAACGCGGCAATCACGGCGGCGTCAATGTCGGCCGAATCCATGTCACCGTTCCGTCGTGACCGTCGCGCCCTGGGCGGTCATGGCGTCCGCGACCTGGCGGACCGATTCGCGCCGCTCGACAATCACCGTCGGGACAAACACTTTTCCGGCGGGTCGCGGTCCGACGCCGTATTCAAACGCGCCCGCATACGCGGCGCGTGCGGTGACCATCGCGTGACCCTTAAGTTCGGTCGACCGATTGACGACCGTGACGCTATCGCGAAGTGTTCCGGTCACGACTGGGTACCGCGCGCGGATTTTTGTCGCGGCGTCGTTCGCGGCGGCCAGCATGATCGTTTCGCTCTGTTTCGCCAGGTCGCGCGGGAGCGCGGTCAACGACGCCGCCAACGCATCGAATCCCGTCCAT